GAAGACGTGATACGGGAAAGGTTGGCCTGACCCTTCGACAGCAGACCCATCGACTTGACGGGGTTGATGTCGTTGTCGGCGGTGCCAGTGCGGAGAACGCTCTTGAGGAGCACTTCAGCCTGGAACACGTTCGACGGACCAGTCACGATCTGCGTCGGCGTCAGACGGATACGCTTGCCGTTGTTGTCAACAGCGTTGCGGATCTGGATGAGCATCTGCTCAAGCGATGTCTGCGACAATGCAGCCGGTGTGCTGAGCACATTGCTGAAAGTGCCGCTGACGATCGGGTGGCTGGCGTTGTTAAGAGAAACGCCGTCGCCGCCCACGTACGCAGAGTTAAACGCACGGTTGAGGATGTTCGCCGAGAGCGTCTCCTTCGTCTCGATCAGAGACTGAGCCAAATGCTTGGCATAGGTCTGGCCGATACGAATGTGATCGCCGTCTTCCACAAGAACCTTGGTCAGCGAGAACGCAAGACCGTAGACCTTGTAGAGGTAACGCTGCAGGAACAGCACGCCGCCGGACTGATAGCTAACAGCCATACCGTCGGGCAGCTCAGGCGCAGCGCCAAAACCATAGAGCACAGGCTCTTCGTGGTAGTTGCGCGGAATGCCCTTCTGCTCACGGAAGACCATCTTCCATTCGTCAGCACGCTGATCATAAACACCATCGAAAACTTCGTTCAGGATGGGCTCAACAACTGACCGGAAGTCAGTACTACGCATAGGAGTAGCCATAGTTTAAGCCTCCCTTAAACAGAGTTGACAGCCGCCTTGTAGTGATGCTCGTTGATACGAACAGTTGCCACTACATAAGCGTCGGTGAGCGAGTCATTGATGTTGTACGCAAAGCCGGTGATCTGGAACTGGCCAGAGGTCGCCTGAATTGCGGTAAGAAGGGTGTTCGAAAGACCCGTAGAAGTCGAACCACCGGGAGATGCAACAACGAAGTCACACTCTTCGCCAACAGCGGTCTGCACAGTAGTGCCCGCCGAAGGGTTGTTGTACTGGACGTCAAAGAGCGTCTCCGGGTCATCGTAGACCCAAGCGACGATCTCAGTGCCGGTCGTCCCGCCCGTGAAGAACGGGGAGATGGTCGGCTTGCCAGTCGAATCAAGGTACTGAACGCCAGCGAAGATGCCCAGCAAGGAAATCCCGTCAGTGGTGCCCGAGCGGGTGCCGTCAGAGGTTCCGAGCTGGATCACGCCGTTGTCGGTCAGCTTCACTGGGTCTCCAGAGAAGATTGACGTGGCATAAGTCGAGGCGATGGTGTAGGCCTTCGGTCGAATCTGACCACTGTTGTGGTAAGAGGCTCGAAAGCCAAAAGGTGCGCTAGTCGAGGACATAGTGGCTCCTATTGGTCAAAGAGGGTGAATCAGGAGAGATCAAAGATCGCATCCCGGCGTTGCCCAATCTCCATATTGCCATCACCCAGGGTCAACCGCGACTTTGAGGACTTGGCCTGCTGCTCAAGGAACTCTGCAGTATCCGTGAGTTTTTCCTCTTCCCGCATAGGCGCATCGTGGTGCGCCTCAGTCATGTACTTTTCGTACAAGGACATCGGAAGCTTAAAGGCCAGCATCTCATTAACCCCGATGAAGCCCTGCCAGTCCCCAGTCTTGAGGGTGGCATATTCCCAGCCAGGAACGTCTTCTGGCTTGACGGGCTCGTAGCCCAGACGAATGCGCGTCTGGATGGAATCACGAGGATTAGTCGTAGTAAGCCAGCAACAGTGCCAGCCGGGCATTTGAGGCAAGTCCGGTAGAGAGGACTGAAAGAACTGTTGACGGAACATAGCAACCCGCTCGTCATCAGAAATCGCTCGATTTTCCGTAACGGCCCTATCGGCCATCTTGCGGCTCTCGCGATTCCCGTCTTGTTGCCTGAGACCCTCGTTGCGGTTCTCGCGGCCACTTGCAGCAGATTTCTTAAAAAGTTCGTCGTTCATATCCCGCTCCTTACAGCGATTGAAGACATTATGCAGTCTTCATGGGGAAAAAGAAAGTGTTTTATTGTTTGTTGTTCCGGTCGTACTCGGCATACTTCTTGACATACCGCATACGGAGGGTTGGATCGTCCCAGACGCCCGCATCAATCAAGGCCTGCTTACGTTCAGGATTGATGTAGACCTCGTTGCGGGTTGTCGCAGGAGCGTGCTCTCGCCCAGATCCAACGGCTGGCCCGCCTCGCGGCTGGCGATCAGACCTCTGGCTCGACTTTGAGTTCCCAAACTTCTCCGGGAGGCGACGAGCAGCTCGCGAACGAAGCTCGTCCCAATACTCTTCCGTCTGAGGGTTCAGGCCTTCTTTGGCCAAGGATTGGTCAATCGCCAAGACGATCGCTGAACTCTCGTCCCTGCCCTGCGCGTCATACCAAGGGTTGTCTTGGATGAACTCTTTCGCGTAGTGCATTGTTAAATCATCAACTTTAGGCATATTAGGCTGAGGGCGATTAGTCTCCTGCTTGGCAGCAAGGAGCTGGTTCATCGTCATCATAGCCTGATCGCGGTAGCGCATCGCCTGCGTGACGTCAGTCCCGTTGCCGGAATCGACTGCCTTTGCGATTACACGTTCCGCAAGTTCGGCGTCGTTCTTGGCCTTGTTGATGCGGGCGTCGATCTGGCCCATGTCGATCTGCTGGAAACGCTGCTCATGAACAGTGAACCTGCGCTCAAGATCGTCATTCCTCTTGCGAAGGAAATCCAGCTCCAGCTTATCCCTGCTGATCGCCTTCCCTCGCCGGTCCTTGCGCTCTTGCTTTTCTTGGCGGCGGCGTTCGCGAATAGCTTCACGCTCGCTCTCGTTATCGTCGCCTGAGCCCTGAGCAACTCGCTCATCGCCATCATCGGAATCATCATCCGGGTCTTCTTCAACAATTACAAACTCTTCAGCGAGGGGCTTCTTATCCTCGTCGTTTTCTTTCATTACATTAGACATTAGTCATCTCCTTGTCAGATGAATGCTTTCACTGCAATCGGGTCGCCGATTACATCGCCGAGAAGGTCAAGATCATTGAAGATCACGAACATGGCGCTGTCGTCGCTATTGATGGCTACTTCCCATCTGTCGCCGCCATACTTGGGGACACGAACAAACTGCCCCGGCGAACACCAATCGCCCTCTGGCCAGTTCGCCAAAGTTGTCCGGTTTTTGAACGCACCCGGACCCATGGAAATAACTTTGGCAACTTGAGTGTTCCACTTTTCAGTGTCTCTAGTCTCTTCGGCAAAGTGAATACCGAACTTAGACTTCTTTTTTGGAGTGCGGATTTGCACCAGAACGCGGCTACCGAAAGGCCGAATACCAGGACATACTGGCGGAAAGGCCTCTGCAATGGCGTTCTCAAAGGTCTCGTTCTCCATATTTCTCCTCATTGGTTAACTGCAAAAGTATGTTGATGGCTGCCTCGTAACCGGCAACCAGACCAACGCGATACCCATACTCAAAAGCATTGCGTTCTTGCGGTCGGCTCAAGGCATCGAGAGCAAAGTCTCTTTGTGCTGCCTTGAGCCGGTCCAGAAGTTGTGTTTCGAAGTTCACGGATTAGGCTTCGAGTATTTCGGCGGCTTCGGAAGGTTCTGCCCGTCGACCTTCAGCCCCGCTGCAAGGCGGTGCTTCTGCTTCACTTCGGGGTTATCAAGGGACACAGTCCCAGTGGTCGGCTTGTCAGTCATTACAACTCTCCTTCATCAAGAACCGGGATTGATCCCTGTGCCGGTGCTCACAGAAAACTTCTCGCCCGAGATAATCTCAAGCTGGGCGAGATTCATTGCCGTCTGGTTGTCAGAGTCGTTCATCTTCTGACGGATCGACAGCTCAGCGGCAGTGCGCTGATCTTCCGACGACTGACGCAGCTGCTCACGCTGGAGATCAGACTGATCCTTCTGCTGCTTGGCTGCGAGCTCTGCCTGCTTGGCCTGCATCTGTTGACCGAGCTTCTGCTGCTCGATCTGCAGACGCTGCTGGTCAGACTGAGACCTCTGCTGGAGAGCCTGCTGCTGAATGCCGACATTCATCTCAGCAATCTTCATGCTGTTGTCAGGCGGCATCGGGGGCTGCGGCTTGAACTGCTGGGCAGCCTCGTCAATCTGCGCAAGCTGCTGCGAGAACTGGCCAAGCTGCTGCTCGATGAACTGCTGAACCTGCATGATCACCTTCGCCTGCTCTTGCGCTTCTTCCTTGATCAGGTTCTCGTTCTGCGCCCGATCAACGGCCTCGTGTGACTCCTGAAGGTAGTAATTCAGCAGATGATCACGCAAATGTGTCGCCATCGGATAGATGTACGTCCTCATAATGACAGGATTCGAGCCAAAGACAGGCGATTCGAGGAACTTCATATGAAGCATGATGTGGGCAAGGTGATCTTGCCGTGGCAGGACGTAAACAGGCCTGCCCATGGCGGCAGCGACGTTCTCGCTGACGGGGTCGACGTCTTCTTTCCCCGGAATAGGGGCCAAAACCTCGTCTGCAGGCACTTTCATAGTGCGCAAAAACATCTCTTCGACCTTGCGCGGGTCGTACATGCCAGGGATTGCAGCTGAACGCTGCATAATCGCCTGAATTTGAGCAAAACGCTGCGTTTCGCTGAAAATAGCCGGGTCGCTGACGGGTACGACGTCCAGAGGACCGTCGAAGTCAGTCAGATTGATCTCAATCCCGGCGTCTTGAGCCTCAATGTCCTCTTCAGTCATGTAGGCGGCGTCAATCCGGTGAAGGATCTTGAGGCAACGCGCCATTGAGTTGTGCAGACGGGAGTGGATTGAGCTAAATACGACCATCCCCTGCTCAATCAGGGCCATCGTCGTCCCGACGGGCTGGTTCGGGTTGGCGTCAGACAGCTTTTCGAACGAAGTCTGGACTACACCCTTGCCTGCGTCGACGAGAAACCCGAGAAGGCTGAACAGAACCGAGCTCGGAGGATTGAAAGGCATCGCCATGGCGATCTTCCGCACGTCGTCGACAAGCGCACCGCCGTCAATCTCGACGACCTCGGTCGGCTGAAGGTTGATTGTCTGGCCGTTGGGGCCGCCCTTCAGCTTCAGGAGCGTCGGGATGTTCTGGATGTGGGCAGAATCAAGCAACGCCCGCAGAGCGCCTGTCGCAGCCCCACTCAGGCCACCGATCATGTGCGTCAGACCGATTGGGTA